GTCATTGTCTCCGGAATGCCATTATAGACATTGGCAGCAATTGTGGAAAGTGTTGTTTGCAATGGTGTTCTGATGTCAGCTTCAATTGTCATTGGCACATTGCCTCAACATCCAAAAATGGCCCAAGCAACCCAACGACTCTATTTGTAAGGCTTCGGCCTAAAATAAATGGTTGCGGCTGGAATGTGTCTGACATGATTTGATTGCCGGGAGCTGTAATGCTCTGGAAAATCTCAACCGAAACAACCAAAATCGCGTTTTCAATAGGCGGTGTGCTGGCATAAAGTTGCGCGGCTGATGCACCGGATAAAGTAGCCAATGCGCTTGGAATAAATGGCAATGGGTATGTGCGATCAGCCGCGGCTGTCGCAGCTGTAAATGTATAAGGCTCAATACGATCATCGGTGACTGTGTAAGTGCCATTGTATGTTCCGGCCCCGGTAACAATGACAGACTGCCCCGGCACAAAATAATTTGGCCGAATTGTAGTGAAATAAATGACGGAATCACTCACATTGGCAAATGTCACCGATGATTGGTATTGCGTAAGTAAAGGCAAAATCGTTTGCTCGGCTGAATCAATAAATGAATCAAGTTGTGCGTCAGAATATAAAGAAACCGAGACACCAAGAATGGATCGTAGCTGTGAGGCTGTGACTATTGCTGGCATCTCGGTTCCTTTCGTGTCAGTAGCGTTCGGGAGCGACCGCTACCGATTTTGATTTTTTAGTTATCAGGTCTGGTTCCAGCATGCGCCAAATGGAATCTTTGGAGCAATTGCTGCATAGCCATAGTAAAGAATATCAATGGTTCCATCGCTCTGAATTGCTGTGCGCAATGTAAAGCGTGGTGACTCATACCATGTCCAAGCATCTGGATTAACAACTACCATTGAGAAATCTCCGGTTGATGTTGTTGGGCCAGCGTTACCGATTGAGCGAGAAACAAAAAGATTAAGACCCGGTGAAACTACACCGCGCAATGAATCGCCTCTCACATTACCGGCTGCATTTGATGGTTGCGCTGCGTTGTATAGCGGTGCGCCATTATCGTTATAGCCCATAATGTTCGTCCATTGTCCCGGACTCACAACGATGTTACGAGCAAATCCAAGTGATGATGAATAAACAGCACCAGCAGCTTGAGATGTGTAAGCCAAGAATCCTGTTGATGAGTTTGCATTCACACCAGTTTGCTGACCTGCACCAGCAATTGTGCCAACGGCAAATTCATCAGTTACTTTTGCATAAGCAAATTCAAGATTCTGCAAAAGAGCCGTTAGATATTCTGGTCGGCTGCGATCGATGAGCTCTACTGTGGAAATCGCACGGCCTTTGAAGGATTGTACGGGTACGCTCAAAAATGTTGCTGATAGTGATGATTCTGTAACAGCTGCATTTTCTGCAACATTTGCCACAGTAGGCACAGCAGTAACGCGAGGAATTTCAAATGTCATTCCTTCGCCAACAAGAGTTTCACGGCTTAGCGCATCAATCATTCCGCGATCAGCGTTAGCCAATGCATTAACAACCTGTGTGCTTTGAGGCGTTGGCACCATTCCTGGAGCTGTGCCAGTCGTATTATCGGCGGCCTTGATGTATTGGCGTGAATCTTCATCATGAAGAATTGTTGCCTTTAAATAGTGCTCAAGGTATGAAACCTTTGACACAATTGGTGATCGTGGAGCTGTGTAATAGGCAGGTCGTGATGCCTGAACAGCCTCAGCTGGAGCCTCTACCGGTTCAACGGCAGGAGCGGTGTTTTCGGTAGTGTTATCCACTTTGTCTCCTTCATTTGGGTTTGATGTCTCTGCAACTATTTCAGTTTCAGAATCTTCTGATGCTGCTACTTCTGAAACGCGTGCAGATCGCACGGCTGGTTCAGTAACTAGTGCAACGCCTTTGAGCTGGCCATTCAAAACTTTCATTGTGCCATCTTTTTGCATTTCATAATTATCAACAGCCAATTCAATGCTAAATCCATCGCGTAAGCCTTCCATTGCCTCTGTAAGCGCATCGGTGCCGGCTGTGGTGTTAGCAATCTTGAAAGTCGCTGTCATTTCTTTATCATTCACACTCATAGCAATGCTCTTTCCAATTCGGCGTGTGTTGTCATGCTCAAGGTTTAAAAAAACATCTTGAGGCACAATTGATCCACGGGCAAAAGTGACTTTGCCTGTGCTGGCATTTGCTTGTTCATTGAATGCAACTATGCGACCGGTAATTGTTCTTGAGTCCGAATCAGCTGCCGTAATTTCCATTGGTGTTGTTAGCTTCATGAGATCATATCCTCCATCTGTCTAATTTCATCGGTAGTGATTGCTCCGATGTCGAACAAAATCTTGTAAATTTCTGCACGCTCTTTTTCTGATCCGCGCAAGTACGCCTTCAAATCAAATTCAACGCGCTGTGTTGATGGCGTGAAATCTGGCATTGAAAGCCGGCTGGTCAAGCTGTTCATCAACGGGAGCAACGAGAAATCCAAAAGAGTTTGACGCGCCGTTTGGGCGTTTTGATAGGTCATGGATGATCCAGTCGGCGCATCAATAAAGTAAGCCGGAATGCCAACGGCACGGGCTAATTCTGTGGCAATTATTTCGCGTGCTGCGTTTAGGCCAATTTGCTCCGGTGTGAAGCCAACAGTTTCCATTGTGATGTCCGCATTGAGGAATGCCGTTCCGCGATTTCTTCTTGCTGCCCCCCAAGCATCCAGCAATTTGGCAATGCGGTCAGCTGGCAATGCTGTGCCATTTGATTTTAAAACCATTGATGGCACAGGTTCGCGTGCATACATTGCGGCCGCACGCTCGAGTTCCGCACCGGCTCTTATTGTGCGACCAGCTCTGTTGAGTAGACCTTCATCATTGCCATAAAACACAACAAGCGATCCAACGCCGCTATCCGGCACTTGCATTCCATCAACTGTGTAATACTCAATTTGGGTGCCTTTATCGTTTAAGAAAACACCAACACGATTAGGAGCAACGCGCCACATTTCTCTTACTCTAAATGTGTCAGCAAAAAGCGACATCACCTGAAAATATGAAAATCCCGTAAATAATAAATCCTCGCACGCCCATACCCAACTAACGGCCCCCGGCACTCTGCGATCTGGATCATCAATGACAATTGGCTGGTCAATAATTGTGCCGGTGGCTTTATCTCGTGTGATAAGCGGAATTGTTGCGATGGAATTACAAATCATGTTTCTAGCTCGAGCGATGGCTGGAACAGACATAGCTTCTTCGCGGGTTGCTAAATAATCAGCTCCACCAAATGGATAAAACGCATCTAGTGTTGGAGCTGGCCCAATTTGTGCAGCAACATCAGCACCGCGCGTTGGCGCGACTGTTTCAATGGTGCGTTTGCGGTCAAATAATCCCATGCACCCATTTTCTCAAAATGTCAAGCATCAACCCACTAAAATGTCTATTTCCGTTTCTGGGCGTGTCGCGAAGTGCGTGCATAATGCAGCGGCCACAGCGGCGGCCACGGCCGTTCCGCTAGCACGCCTTCCAATAACCCATCCACCATCGCCTTTACGCAATCGCACAGCTGACAGCATTTGTTCAGTCAGCGTTGATTGATTCCGATGTTTTAACCGACCAGAATTGATGGCACCTAACAATTCATCGCATGCTTGCGGGTAAGCCGAATCCATGTCGTGGATTGGAATACCGGCTGGCACCATACGCGCCGCAATTGCCCCGGTCGTGCGCCGTGAGTAAAGCAAATACTCAATTGGATATTTGCGACAATAAGCCGCTGCATCATTTGCAATTGCCCGATCATCTAGCTGTATTGTGTTTTCCCATGTGTGAAGCAGCTTTATCACAAAACTCTCTGATCCAAGCTTTTGGGCTCCCACTAATGCTGCATTTCTACGATCCGGTGAAATATCAATCGCCATCCATGTCAGCTTGTCAATATCAAGGTCAATTGTTTCGTCACCACATGCTTGCCATTCTTTGGCCCCAATAACGCTGGAGATTGTTTGAACCCAACGATTTAAAACCTCGGTTTGCACCACATCGGCAGGATCATTGAAAACGGCTCGGATATTGTCTGGGTGAATTGTTATGTTAAGTCCGGGATTTGCAAAAGCTGCGTTTTCTAGTGAAATTTCATCAGTCGGTGCCGACCATTCAAAATAACCCACATTATCGGGAGCACCACTAGCTGCCGCCAATCCGCGCTCGCGTAATTGGTTGAGCACAATGCTATGACTATCTCCGGCCGTGGAAAAGCAATTGACCTGTGGATTTTTGGCCGCCATCAATGTGTATCGCATTGCGGCAAATGTCTCCATGTCGTGCAGCTCTCGGATTTCATCCATGTGGATGCTTTCCGGTTTTGATAAACCTCTAGCTGCTGATCCACCAGCTTTGATGATAAAACGCGATCCTTCTAGCGTTTCAATCTCCTCAGCTCCATGTTGCCACCTAATGCGCTTGACCCGTTTAGCTAAATCATCATGGCTTTCAACAATCTGCACAATTGCCCGAAATTGCTCAAGCGATGTCACCAATCGGTGAGCTGTGGAAACCTGCAAACTTTCTTGCCAATGAAATAGACCCATCAAGATTCTGGCCATCATGTAGGTACTTTTGCCATTTTGCCTTGCAACAGTCGCAACTGAAATTGGGTGATGGTAGCGGCCATCGGGTTTCACCTTGAGTGAATGCTCGGCCAGAAACTTTTGCCACGGCATAAAGCCGCCTTCAATGATCTGGTCAGCAAAATCAATCAATTCAAAGCCGCGTGAAGGCAAATCATTGAGCGGTGAGTGGATTCTTGGCTCTGTGACCGATTCAAAAACCGATTGCAGCCTATCTGAGACGATTTCAACCGGCATGGGTTCAACTATGACCTGACCATCACTATTCATGGCTTTGGCTGTCGTTTTCGGGTACAAAGAAGCCCCGGGTAAGCATGGTTGTGGAAACGGGCTCAAAAAAATCGAACGGCATCTTCTTTCCTTTCGATGTGTTGCATCTTACGCATGCACAGACCAAATTGGACTCATTATCGTCACCGCCCCGCGCAACCGGCAAGACATGATCCACAGTTGTGGCACCTTCAACCCCACAGTAGGCACAAATGCCTTGATCTCTGGCAATGATGCGCTTTCGTATCTGCTTCCATTTCGAGCTGTTACCTGCTCTTTGAGAGTGATAAGACACTAATGCCACCCATGCTTCTTCCAATGAGCTAATGCTCCATTGCATATCTTGCCTTGATACCTGTGATCTATGTATCGCAATGTCCAATCAATCATTCTAAATCCATCAAGGTTTCGATACTTTACATTTCGCATTTGCCCAAGCCCAAAGTGATTGCCATTGGGGTTGATTGCTTTTACGCGCCAATTTGATTCCTTCGTGATTAGCGTGTTAAAGCATTGAAACTCTTTGTAGTTAATGATCCTTGAATGTGCATAGAGCTTAAGAGAATCAATTGATGTAGTTTGTTTAACAGCTTCTGTTGCATTAGCCGGTGTAATGCCAATTACACATAGCACGGCCAAAACCATCAAACATCGGCTGCGAGCTATCCGGCTAACCGGCTCGCTACCTCGTGTAGATGGTAATGATGATGTCAAGCAAGGAGCGTAATCTTGAGCGAGTCCCACAGCTTTCACACACTTGTGGATAACACCTGTGGATAACTTTATCATTGGCTCAACTCAGCAATTCGAGCATCATCCACGATCTTTATGCCAAATGTGCCACAGCCCATGCATTGTGCAAACCATTCATGCTCTGTTAATTCAGCACCTTTCTTTAATCCAAAACGTTGTTTAGGCTTTCCGTAAAGCTTCTTGCATATTGCGCAATCAAATTGAAGGATGTGCATAATTGCTCCTTATTAATGTTTCAATGGGTTGCAGATTAACCTGTGGCACAGTCCAATTGTTTTGGCTGGTGTTTTTATATCGCGGCTTTTTGGCCACAGCTACGGGCATCCAGCCCACGATGTGCATCTTTGGTGTGTTGCCTGTAACTAAGACAGCAATGTCACGATCTTCTCTGTCGCTTTCCTGAATCCACAAATTGCTGTTGGGATTGGCTGACCATTTGACCTCAATGTGTTCGCCAACATCAGCCTTTGATTTATCCCATGTGATGCCAGGTTGATAGTCATAACCCAATCGCTTGGCCACCACCATCTCAGCCAGCATTGATTCGCCCATCTGTGCGACATACTCAAACCATGAAAGGTTTTTGACTATGCGTGAGCTGTGGTCAGCCGATCTGTCATGGCAATGTGATATGGCTGCAATCATGCATTGCACCTCCTCAATGCGATCTATCATCGGCAATCACCACAAAACCAAATAATGTTTTCGGTGCGGTCATAACCTTTTTGATAGCCAAATTGATCTAATCGCCTTAGCTGTGAGCATTTGTCACATTGCTCAATTTTGTATTCTTCAATTACGACACCATTGCACAGCAATTTGGCTGTCATGCTTTGTGGATGGATTATTTCAATGTAATCGCTCATTTTACCGACATCCAAATCATTGCCACCAATAGCACAATTTCAACAATCAACAGGCTTACAATCAATCGTTTTTTTGTCATAATCACACCTGTGGCTTAAAGGTGCCATCACTTGTCAATACATGCCATTGAGGTTTGCATTGCTTTTCTTTCATTTTCTCGCTGCAAAAGTAGCCAGCCCAAGCTTTAGGTGCATCGGGTTTGCTTTGATTCCATCGCATTGATCCATGTGAGCACATTGGCACGCCATTGACCGCCCATCCAGTTTCATCAGCTTCTTCAGCTTCTTCTCTGGTCTTATAGCTTGGCACATCGCCATGCTTTGTTGTCCAGTAGTCATAGTCGGCAGCTCGTGTTTCCGTCTTAACCGATGCCATGACCTCCTTTGTGGCCTTCTCCGTGCCACCCATGACCAAAGCCATCACGCGCATCAAAGCCGAGGTGCAGGTATCTTCAATCATCCAACGCCTCATTTTCTCGCTGTAAGCTGCAAGAAAGCCATGTGCATAATCAATGCCGGCAGGATTAATCTCTGTCTGATTGCGCCATGCTTTAGCTTGAACCAGCACATAGCCTTTTTCAGCATTAAATTCAACAATGTGCGTTTCAAGCCGGCCTTGCGGATATGTGGCAATCCACCTGTCAGTCCGCTCTTTGTTGCCTTCGTATGAGTCCATGAACGCCATTAGCGCACCGCCTGACCTGATGCATGTCGGCCAACGGCTTTGCCTCGCTGATAGCCATCTTTGTGGCCTTCTTTGTATCCAATCGCATAGCTGCAAATAGCCCACAAAATGCAAGCCAACACCATAAATATAAACACACCAATTTCACCTGATGTCATTTTTTGCTCCCGTTTCTGGGAGCCGTGTCTCAGCTCCCAAATACAGAGTGACAGGCATAGCCGACATTTTCAAGAATCACGCTCAAATCATGGCGTGTCGTTACCGCTTAAACGCCGTTCAATAGTTTTTTCATATTCTGATTTTGGTTTGTCTTTGAGTCCATTTGATGCCAACACACCACCCAATGAACCGGTAAGAAAGATTGCCAAAGTCTTTAGCAAATCAATGAAAGCTGCATCATTAGGAGATTGGTTGCCAATTGGTTGAGTCACAAAAATCAAAGCGTAAGTAATGCCTAAAGTAACAACGAAAAACACAATGGCCAAAACCGAGCCAATTAGAAACATAAGCCGCGCTTTGATGTCCTCTTGGCTCAATCGTTCTTTATTTTTGGAGGCCATCACCAATCACATCCTCGGTGCAGGTGCCAGTTACTTGGCATTGTGGTTTTTGACATTCCGGGTTTTTCCAATTCTCAAATTCTTGGCATGGATACCTGACCCATCCATCATAACCACACCCGGCAAGGCTTAGCGATAAACCTAAAGCTAAACCTGCCGCGCGTAGCTTCAAAATCACTTTCCAGTTGATCCAAATGCTTTGTCAGCTGGATTGAGCCAGCGCAAAATGACGGGCACAACAGCTGCCACGCCACCCATTGCTATTTGCTTCCAATCTCCACCAGCCATATAAACGGCCAATGCAGCTGCGATGTATGAGCGAGCCCATGATGCGGCAATTGCTTTTGCTTTATCCATTATTTTTCTCCTTTTGGTCGGTCGGGCAAATCACCCGAAAACGCGCCATAAGTTGGTCGGCCGTAACCGACAACAAATGACCTTGCTCCCAAAGTTCTTGATTTGACCATGACTTCCCCACCATTGCGCTGATCCCCACCGCCTGATGTATTGCCTTCGATAGTCACAATCTGTTTTTCTGATGCCCGAATGACCAAACCGATGTGATTGATGGTCACCTTGTCATCAATAATAAAATCAAAAAACACAAAATCACCAATCTTTGGTGTTTCGTGCCATTGCTTGTTTTTCTTAAATGCTTCGGCCCCGGCTTTGGTGCTGACCACATTTGGCACCTTCACACCAGCTTGATCCGCGCACCAATTCAGAAATGACCCACACCACGGCAGCTTGTCGGCTTTCATGTGCTTGCCATACTTTGTCTCGTTGTTTCCAGTTTCAGCTGTGCCAACCTCGGCCAAAGCAACCTGAATCAAACGAGGCAATGTGCCTTGCGGAAATGTCACAAACCCAAAGCCTTGAAATCATCAGCAGTCAAACCGAGTGCAGCAAATTTTTCCTCTGCCGTTAATTGCTTGACCGGATTAGGTGCATCTGCATCTTTTTCTAAAAATGCAATTTCAGCGGCCGTTAATGGGATTTCTTTGATTTCGCCCGTTTCGGCATTGTGTTCGATTCTAAACATTATCCACCCCAAACTGTGTAAGTACCTGCGTTAAATGTGTAACCGCTTGCAGTCGCTAAGACCAACGATGAAACGGCTTCGGCTGATGTAATCATTCCGTTGAACGCTGTGGCAATATCAACCGAACCTGCTGCCCCATAAAAACCTTCGGCAATGACTTGAGTAAAACCCGCATTTTTGCAGGATGTAAAAATGTAAAAATAGTTATTAGTGGCATTCGTATAAACTTGATCACCTGGGTCTTGCAATGCAAGAGATGTTGCCGTTGGTTGGTATTGCCGTATTCGGCTGCCACCACTACCAATTGCAAAACCATTCTTGAGATAATTTCCCGTTGTGAGTGAGTTGATTCTAACGCGGATATTGTTATCACCTGTTCCCCATGTTACGCCAGTCATTTGAAGAATAATTGTGTCATATGCGCTGAGTGATGAGATTGTTACTGATGTTCCGGTCATTGAACCAGTTGCAATTTGTGACAATGTTAATGCACTACCGCTTGGTGTAGCCCATTTCATACCAGTTGCCTGCGCACTATCAGCGGTCAAAACTTGATTATTTGTGCCTATTGCTAATCGGCTAAAAGTATCAGCAGCAGTTCCAGCGATTAAATCGCCTTTTGCATCAATAGCTGTTGCCATCGAGTTTGTGACTGTTACATCACCCGATGTGCCACCGCCTGAGATACCTGTGCCAGCTGTTACACCTGTGATGTCACCCGGATTAGGCGTTGTCCATGTAAAATCCATGTCGGCATTAGTTGTTTTTGAAAGAATTTGGCCTGTTGTTCCACCTAATAAATCAGCCATTGATGTGGCAACAGCTTGCCCAAAGACTTCAAAGTCAGCAGGTAAATCTGTTACCAAATCCGTTGCCGTAGGCATTTGCCACGAAAACGGGGTTGTTGGATTACTCATGTTTTCTCCTTACGCTACGACTAACGCATCAGCCCAATTTAGGCTTCCGCTAATTGTGTTCCATTGTTCTGCAATTGCAACATCCTGCCATTGCATGGCTTGCAATGAAAATGACAATGGCGAAAGGATAGCCGTGACAGAAACGCTGTTGTAAGAGGCACGCCATGACCAGCCTTCAACAAATCCAAGATATGTGCCGGAGGCCATGTTGAGCGGCAAATTGGTAATGCGCAAAGGCAAGCCCATAAAAATGCCAATTAAGGCATCGCGGTCAGCATCATCAATTTCTGAGTTTGTCAGCTCAAATGTAATTTGATTAAAATTAGCCTGTGGGTAGGCTCTAAGAGTTAGATAAAAAGCGGCTTGATCCTCAGCATCATTTTGGTGTTTGACTGTTGTTGTGATGATTTGAGCTAATTTGCCATAAGCCAAAATGGAATCTGCATCGCTGTCTGTAACCTCTGAGTTTGAGTTGGTGCCATATTTGAGCACAATCTCGTTTCGAATGTCACCAGCTCTAGTTTGCACGAATAATGAATTAGCTAGTGCCTGAGCTGCTGACACATCGGTGTAGCCATTAGTGGCCAAATAGATTGAGCGATGGTCTGCCGAGGCATAAGAGATTTGGCCTTGAGCGTTTTCGTAGATATAGCCCAATCCTGATGTTGCCAGAGCTGAAACCAATGAATAAACATCAATAGTTGATGATGATCTTTGTGCCAATTCATAGCTGCCCGGTGTGTCAATTTCGCCTAATCCCGTGTTTTCTGCATCCTGCCATTGAGTTGTTGGGTCATAGGCAGCCCATGTCAAAGCTGCTGGCACTTCATTCCAAGAGTTGATAAGCAAATCTGTAAGAATGGTCAGAATCTGATCCCCATCAAAATCCTGTGACAAAACGCCATTAGTCAAAGCTTTTGGCAATCTAGCCAAAGCTCCCACAGCTGTAATTTTGACCGATTGGTTGATTCCGACAACACCGGATGCGGCTATGCCAATGCCTAAATCAACGACTGTGCCGCCAAAGATTGGCACAAATGTAGCTGTGGAATCTTGCAATTCAATGGTCACGGAATCATTGATTTCAATGTCAATGTTGGATTGATCTAGATTGATTAGCTCAAGGCTTACATATCCGGCATTTGCTTGTTCATAAATGTTTGTGCGACCTGATGTGGTCGAAAGGTTGGCCAACACATAATTTGTGTATTGAATACCTGCAATTTTAACGCGCCAAACAGGATTAAAAAGTGTCATAAAAACACCAGATTATTGGCTCCGTTTGTACCTCTAAATGATGAATTGTTTAAAGCGTTTGTAGTTGCTCGGCTAAATGCCTCCTCATCAATAATTGATGGAGCATTGACATTTATTGTGACTGTTGGTTGCGCTGATGCGGCCATAATGCCTGCCAGCGTGTTTGTATTTACCCCGGATGTGCCAAACCTGAATGGTTGGTTTGAAGCCGCCATAACACCTGCAAGAGTGGTCGTGCCACTTGTAAAAGTATCAAACGCACCAGCAACATCATCTATCACTTTTGTCACTTTTTTGGTCACGGCGGCTATACCGCTTGTGCTGGCTCCTGATGTTCCACCGCCAAGCGTTCCACCTCCGGTAACGCCTCCGGTAACACCTCCGGTAACGCCTCCAGTAACGCCTCCA